CCTACCTGCGCAAAACCCTGACCGCCATCGCTAACGGCCATCCCGCGTCGCGCATCGACGACCTCATGCCCTGGGCCTTCCAAAGCCCGTCAAGCTGAAAGCATGACGGGGATCACGCACCGCTTACAACGAAGAGACGATGACCGCTATGACTAATCCAGCCGCAGCAAATCCCGGTCCGCCAATCAGGTCCTTCACTCCGGCGGCCTTCAGTTCGCCCAATATCGGTTGATGTACCAAATAAAACGCAAAAGACGCATTCCCGAGAAACACTATGCTCCGGCTACAAAGCAGATCGCGCATGACACCCGCCATGTTCAGGCTGGAAAACAGAAGGATGCAGACGAACGGCAAGTAATAGAGGGAGTATCTAAACTCCTCTGGAACCTCTTGACCAAGGAACATCGCTGCAATCAACGATGCAATCGTCAACGGAAAAACAAAGGAGGACACTCGGAAACCTCGTGACCACATCTCGAAGATCAGCATGCCCGCCATGAACTCCAACAATCGAAAACCTGGGAAGATGTAAAAAAGATAATGCGACATGCTTCTTGAGCCGAAAAGGACAAGGCTGGGCACCGTAAAATGCACCACCGCCGCGCTCAGAGTAACAAGGCAGGCAAGCAAAGTGAAAAAGTGGATCAGCCGATTGAAAGGCAGGAACGCCAAAAACAGGAAGGCGGAGTAAAAGAACATTTCATTCGAAAGTGACCATGATGGCGCGTTGAGAGAAAAATAGACAGAGGAATGTGGAATCCAGCTTTGCAAGAACGTAAGGTTGAGCAGTCCGACTGCGACATGCTTCCATCCCTCCGGAAACGTAATGAAAATGAAAGGCAGCGCAGACAGGACGTGAAGAGGCGTCAACCTTGCAAATCTCAGCAGAATATAGGTTTTTCTCCCGATTTCACCATGTCGAAGCCTTTCCGCATAGGAATGAGACAGAACAAATCCCGAGAGAACGAAGAAGCAGGAAACCCCGACATAACCTTCAGCAAATATCCGACCCAGCATTGATGCATTAGGATTAAGACTCAGGTGGCTAAGAAAGACAGCCATTGCCGCCACGAAGCGCAGCCCTGTCAGTTGGTCGATCTTCATGTCACTCACATTCCCCAAGCTGCCAACTGTATTTCCTCAAGAATCCTACGTAGCCATGATGTCAACTGTCTGTTGCTCAGTATCACGCTTAGCACTGTGCAAGCGGCTCTGCTGATGGCGTGGATGGCTGGACCAGTTCGTCGTGCGGTAGCGGGCAGGTGTCGGCTTGCTCATGGGGCCCGTCTAACCGCATGGATTCACGATGTGAATCCTTGGCAGACAGAATTATGCAACAACGCCGCGTCACGCAGCTTTTGCGGGTAGTCACCCGCGTGGTTTATCCGCACGCCGAACCGATGCACTCCACGCCCCTTGAGCATTTTCATCACACGCAGAGCATGTTCGTCAGCTATTGAAGGTTCAACAAAATCTGAAGTCAGCGCGGTGGGATCACTACGGAACTGATCTGCCAGACGTTCAGGTGTCCCTTGGGTCGCCCACAACGCCTCATACGCACCCATCTCACGCATTGGCGAGATCGAATCAATTCCAAAGCTATTATCGTTCAAAGCAAGCCTGTTCACGGCTCTATGTACGCTGATTTGGTCACAATCTTCGCATCTCCCCGTGTCAGAGAGTATGAACGACCAATGCCACAACAATCAATAGAGTCTGGTAAACCGCAACGAAAAGCAACGCAATCGCGCCCACGACTGTAACCATGACACGCCGCTTGCAAGGTCCAGTGCGGCAGGGCGGGTTGTGGAACGGCAGAAATGAGTGGCAAGTGAGGCTTTGACAGGCCCGCTTCCTGCGCATCTCCGCCGGTCGTGATCGGCGCGTCGAATGCCAGGAGTCCGCCCTTCACGCCAGCGCGGAATAGCTCCCGTCACGGCAGCACCTCCATCTCACCGCGCCGAACTTGCTCCAGACTTTCAATCAGCTCCGGCGGTTCGAGAACCTCGACAGCATCCCCCCAAGACATCAGATGCCACGCCATCTCAACCCAGCCACTGGCCGTGAATTCCACCAGCAGGCTGCCGTCAGGGATGTCGGTCAGAACCTGTGTTGGGTGAAACACGAACTCGCGCGCCACTGCCGCCGCGCTTGGGGTGAAGCGCCATCGCACGAGCCCATGTTCCGCCTTGGAAAAGTATGACCCGAAGGCGAAGGTGCTGTAGATTTCGATATCGAAATCAGGGTCTCGCGCGAACAGCGTCGCCGTGCCCCTCATCTCGCTGATCCGGTCAAGCCGGTATTGCTTGAACTCACGATCGCCCTGACCATCGCGCGCCACCAGGTAATGACGCGTGCCGACGATTACCCCGTGTGGCTCAACAAGCTTGGTGCGGGGCTCGGGGTTGCGTGCACTGGTATAAGTGATCTCGATCATGGTCGGATGGACCAGTGCGTTGAACAGCGCCTCGAGGTGTTCCTTCTGTATTTTTGTGGCAGGTCCCGGACGGCATGCGAAGCCATTTGCAAGCATCATGATCTCAGAGCTGACCTCTGCTGACCGCGCATGCACCCGGGGGACCGATGCAACAAGGTGATCACGCACGCGTTGCAGCGCCGCCACCTCGTTTTCAGCGCCGTCGCGGGCGGCACGCCGAATTGCCAGATCAAGCGCCGAAAGCTCCTTTTCATGAACGACGCGGTGGTCGATGAACGGAACCTGTGCCAGCTTCCAGAAGCGCCGCCGTTCCTCATCTTCGGTGATCAGAACCTTGGGGCAAAGATCCTCCAGCTCGCGTGCCATACGTCGTGCGGTCCGCTCGTTCACGGACAACTCGCTCATGATGTCCCGAAGGCTAACCCCGCGGTATCGCGCCTTGGCCATTTCAGCGATGCGCAGCAGTTCCCGTGCCTTGACGAACGACATTGAACACCTCCGCAGCGAAAATGCTCAAGCGGCATCGAGGGGGTAAGATTCTTACCTCCATCGTAAATTACCATGGCCTTGTGGTCGAGCCGAATCATCAAGACGGGCCCCTCTGGGCCTCGCCCTTCATCTCGAGACACAGCCTGGATGCTGCTCTGAATGGAAATCATTCGGCGCAGCAGCAACGCAATTGAAAGGATTTCTGCCAATGGGACTGCCACAACGCGCCTTCTACCCCGTCCATGAAACAGCCGCGCGCTGGGGCTGCACGGTTTCAGACATTGCGGGCTGGGCCGCGACGGGATCGCTCAAAATCGTCACAGGCATACCACCCGTGCTCTGCGGTGAGGAACGGGTGGCCGGCATGATCAGCATTGACCCAGCCGATATCCTGCCCATGTTCAGACGCTGCGGGACAGGCCCGCAGGAAGCCAGTCTTCTGCGCATCAGACGGATCGAAGCGGCTGACTGGCTCTATATCACGACGCCTGAGAAAGGCGTTCTGGTCTCGATCGGTGACATGATGATCCTCGGCCAGGATGTCCAGAAGTTCGAGATGACCAATGACCTGTTCGGCCGGGTCGCCGGAGGCGCTGGGCTGGGAGATGGCGGGGATTATGACTGGGCAGGGATGAATGTCGAAATCACCCGCCGCGTCTTCGAGGAAGGCCTGCCAAAGTCGCAAGGCGAGTGGATCCGGGAGTTGCAGGACTGGTTTTCGATGCAGTCCGAGGATGGAAGCTTCCCGGACGAAAAATCGATCCGGCTGCGACTGGCGCCGATCCTGAAGGCGTTGAAATTCAAACACCCGAAGCGATGAGTGGGCTGGTCTCAGGGAGAGGAACGTCGGCAGGCTTCGGTTGGGCATTGTGTACGAGGCGAGGCTTTGGCTTGAATGCGCTGGCCACGGCGCCCACGCCCGCGCGCAGGGGCGAGTCCATCAGATGTGCATAGCGCTGGGTTGTCTGCATCTGGCTGTGACCCAGCAACTTGCCGATCATCTCCAGCGACGCACCCCCGCTCACCAGCAGCGAGGCGAAGGTATGGCGCAGGTCGTGAATGCGCACGTCCTCAATCCCGATGTCCTTCTGGATGCGCGCCCAGAACCGGCGAATTTCCTGCACGGGCTGGCCCGGCGTGTCGCCCGGGAAAAGCCATGGCGAGCCTTTGACGGCAGCGATGCTCCGCTGCCGGACGATAGCCGCAGCCTCATCGGAAATCGGCACGCGATGCACACGGCGTTGCTTGGTCGTGCTGGCAGGCTTGGTCCAGCTCAAATGCTCGAGGTTGAAATCCTCAAAGCGGGCTTGTCGAACCTCGCCCACTCGCGCGCCTGTCAGCATGCACAGGCGGATGATCCCCGCTGCGCGGTCGTCCTGCGCCGCATCCAACGCCACGGCGAGGCGTGAGATTTCCTCTTGCGACAGATATCGCTCGCGCGGCGTCTCCATACGGCGGCGAAACCCCATGGCAGGGTTGTCCTCGCGCCACCCCCATTTGATGGCATAGGTAAACATCTTGCGGATCACCTCGCCAACCCGGTTTGCACGCACCGGCGTGGGCTTGGTACCTTGCAGCTTGCGCGCGCGGTTGTTCGGCTTGGCTTTGGCGGGACGTGCGCGTCCTTCGGCAACCTTGTTCAAAAGCAACTCGACATCATAGGCCGAGACTTCGGTGACCAGCATCCTGCCCCACGCGGGGCCAATGAACTTTTCCATCATGGAGCGCTGATCGACAGCATTCAGAGCCGCGAGATGAGGCAAATGCACCTCGACATAGCGCTCGATCAGGTCAGTAACGCGCGGCGCTTCACGAAGCGCGCCACGCGTTGCCAGCGGGTCACCCCCTGCGTCAATTTCGCGGCGCAACTCCTTGGCGCGTTCCCGCGCCGACGTGACACCCCACTCTGGCCAGCGCCCGAAGGTCATCCGGCGCTGGCGTCCGGCGTAGCGATAGTCGAGCGTGAAGGCGCGGCCGCCCCCCCGATAGATGCAGGCGGCAAAGCCACGCACATCGGTGTCGAAAATCTGATAGTCGCGCCCATCGGCGGGAATAGCCTCGCGCAGAACCTTCTCGGTCAGTTTCTGTCTGTTTGCCATGCACAAACCTTTCTCCTGGACCTGTCATCAGGCGTGGAACCGGACCGTGGTCAAGCAGAGCATGGCGGCCGGGGTGGAAGGCTGGAACAGGGTGGCATCGTGGAGACAGATCTCTTCCACCCCCAAGATCTATTGAAGAATGTGCCGCTTCGGGACGTGTTATGGTCGTGCTGTCGGACATTGCCACACCCGCAGACAGGCCATTTGAGCCACCATCCGGGCGCCAATCCGCACTGAAGGCTACGCATCTCCAATAAATTAAGGGGGTGGAACGGGTTTTGCGGCGTTCCACCCCCGATTTGCACGCGAATGCCGGGATATCCGGGGATTTGCCGCTGCGTGTTGCCGAAACCGGTTTGAGGGTGACCTGCGGGGTGCCTTCAGCTTTGGAGACGGCGGGTCCACGGCGCGCGAAATCACCAATGAAATAAGGGGGTGGAATGGGTTTCGCGATTTCATTCCACTCCGTTCCTCCCTTCCACCCTCCATCCTGTGCCTGAGTAGCCCTTGGAAATGGCCCGCATCAGGGCGCAAAACTGGAGGGATGTCATGCAATCGCACGAACTCGGTGAAAGCATCGCAAGGCCGTCAGGTGGCTTGCTGGGAGGATGGATCAGCAGGACCGACCTCGCGCAACAACTCGGAGTGTCCGAGGACACCTTGCGTCGATGGGACGTTCTGCGATCCGGTCCACCCTGCATTCGGGCAGGGCGCAAGGTCTTCTACCGCCGTGCCACCGTGCTGGAATGGCTCGAGGAGCAGGAAGCAACCGCATCACGGCGCAAGCGCCATGGGGGACGTCGATGAGTATACCCCTGCCCTTCCGCAAGCCCATCGCACGCGATCGCGTCCGCCAGGACTGGATTGATGATCGGCGACGCGAGGCACGCATCGTCGTGGCCGATGTTGTGAACCATTCCGATCACCTGATCCGGCTGGCCTGCAATGTGCTCGTCCAGCATGGCGAAACGCCCGAGGAGCGCGAAGATGCCCGGATCCTGCTTGTCGTCATTGATGCAAAGTCGCCCGGGCGCGTGGAGCGTCATCGGCCCGAACAGGAGGGCGGCCGATGAAGCGGCGCGGCACACCCGAAGCGGACCTACAGCGCGCTGTGGTCACGAACCTGCGTTTCGCGCTGCCCAAAGGCGCGATCATTCACCATTGCCCCAATGAGATCACCGAGGCTGGCCCGCGGGGCGCCAAAAGGCAGGCGATCCTCGTCGGCATGGGCGTCCATCCGGGCTTTGCCGATCTGGTGGTGCTCTGTGCAGGGCGCGTCCTCTTCCTCGAATTGAAATCCCTCAAGGGTCGACTGAGCCCAACGCAAGAGGCGTTTCGTGATGCGGTCATCGCGCTGGGCTTTGGCTGGGCGTTGGTGCGGTCACTGGACGATGCGCTGGGTGCATTGGCGGATCATGGCTTCACCACGCGCGTGGCGCGTCCAATCAGGAGACCAGCGCCATGAGCCATGCCGCCACCAACTGGGCCATCCAGCAGCGCGGGCTGAAGCCCACGACCAAGATCGTGCTCTGGCACCTCTGCGATCGCTTCAATCCTGATTTCGGCTGCTTCCCCTCCCAGGAGCAGCTGGCCGACGACTGCGAGATCAGCCGATCGACGCTGAACGAGCATCTGGCCCTGCTTGAAACCGCCGGATTGATCCGGCGCGTGCAGCGGCTAAATCCAGGCAACAAGCGGCAGATGCCCACCCGCTACATCTTGGCCTTCGAGCCAGGCTTTGCCCAACATCAGGGGACCCCGTGTCCGGAAACCGGACATGGCAGCGACGCGCAAGACGACCTGCCTTTCGCGATCCCCGAAAACGCTGCCGAAATCGACGCTGCGGCTGTGGATAACCAGAATCCGTGTCCGAAAACCAGACGCGGGGCCGTGTCCGATTTTGACCTCGAGCCATGTCCGGAAAATGCCCCGAGCCGTGTCCGAAATCCGGACAGTAACCTTGTAAGAGAACCAGTAAGTAAACCAGTAAAGGAGGAGGAGGGCGCGCAGGCGCGTGACGGCCTCGATGAGGGGTTCTTCGGAACGCTGCTCACTGCACTGGGGTTCGACCCTGACTGCCCCCTGCCCGGCTGGTGGCAAGGTTGGCCGCCCCGTGAGCATGTTCGGCGCTGGCAAACCGACCTCGGGTTGAGCGAGGCCGAAATTCTCGAGGCGGCAGAGGCGTCGCGGCAGGAACACCCCGAGCCACCCGACGGGCCCAAGGCGCTGGACCGTGTCATGCAGCGCGTCGGCCAGTGGAAGGCGGATGATGCATCACGAAAACGGCGCAAGCCAAAGGCGGCCATGGCGCAGGAAACCCGCCCGATCACGGATCTGCCGGTCTTCTACGCCGAAATGGTCAACTCCGACCGCTATGTGCCCGTGAGCGCGATTTCGAATTCCATGCGCGACGCGATGCTCGCGCGCGGTTTGGTGACAGCAGAGCGCCTTCGTGAACGGGGGATCCGATGAAACATGATCGCAATTTGCATGCACGCGCGGGGCGTACCGGGTCGGGCCGCCCGAAGCGGTCCATGTCGGTTCAGCAAGCGCTGGAATGGGCCTTCCGCCTGGAGCATGCCCAGCTTGAGCTGCCGGAGCCGCCCGACCCCGAGCGCGTGCAAGGGTTTGGCTTCGGACTGGAATACGTCCTGTTGCAACGCGCCATCCTCGGCTGCAAAGTTGACGGTGGCCAGTACAAACTCGGCAGCTACCCCCATGAGGACGCCGAGGTCATTGCGGCCACCGTTGCCGGCATGCCTGACAGCCTCGGCGGCAAGCGCATGGCCATCCGGGTGACCGAACTTGCCCGCGCTGGGCTGACGCCGGACTGGATGCCGGGAGCCGTGCCGCGCTGTGTGCCGGTCGAGGTGAAGCGCAACCAGCATGGAGAGCGGTCCACCACGATCGTGGTTGGGACCGAGCGCGTGTTGTCGCGTGGAAAGTGGCGAACGGTGGAGGTGCTGGCGTGCCCAGTGACCTTCTCGCCCCATCCGCAGCAGATCGAGGCGGCGCGGCGGGCTTATGACGACTGGTGGCGGGCACTTGACTGGGTCCGGTGCGGTTTGCTCGCAGGGGGGATGCTGCGCGAGGTCGAGTTGGTGGAAGGGATGCCACGGGGGCAACCATGGACAGCATACCAGCGCAGGAAGCACGCTGACTGCTGATCGGGCCAGGTTGACTTCCACCACGGAAACGTATAAACATATCGTATAAACAGCCTTACAGAACAAGCAAAGAGCAACGCGCACCATGGTGACCACGACCAACAAGATTAAGAAGATCGGAAATGGTCACTTCATACCTCTGTCTGCTGTGACAATGGACGCATTACAACTACGCGCGGGGCAACAGGTCACGCTTTCGACGGATAATGGCACATTAATCGTACGTACCGTCGACGATGCCTACGCCAAAACACGCGAGGCTGCCTCTAAGGTAACCCAAAGGTATCGGCGCACCCTTGTTAAGCTTGGTCGCGAAGGCGAAATAGCGTGACCGCAGAGGGTAACGGTTACGGTTGGCCGAATGCTGATGCGATCCTGGACGAAACTGCGGAGTTCATGGAGTCCATGGGGCATCGAATGGTATTAAACGACCGCGATGCGTTTGAAGCCGGGCTTGAACGAGCGAAGGCGGCGGCCGAATACCAACCCGAGGCCAAATTAGCCTATCTCGCTGCATTGATGTACGATGGAATCGCGACGCGACATGCATTTCTAGATGGGAACAAGAGGGCGGGTGCGATCGCAGCACTAACTTTTATCGCCATGAACGGTTCGTTCCTCGATGTGTCAGAGAATGAACTGGAAGGTAAATTACGAGCGCGCGTTGCGGGCCAACTGAGTGTCAACGACCTGGCAGAGTATTTCGAGGCGAATATCTATCCGGAAATTGAGTAACCCGAACGGTAAAGCGCAAGGAGCCAGAAAGGTGAGCCTTCGTACTGTCAGCACCGATGAGGAGCTGGACCAAGCGCTCAGCGAAATCGAAGAATTCTTCATCTCTCCGCCTGAGCCTGGCTCGGAAGGCGCACGCACCTGAGCTATGCTTGATTTTGGGTGACGCGGCCTGACGATCAACGGACGGTCGGAATTGTTCGACAGCGATCCGCGTCGGGCGTGAGCCCCCCACCCAATGGTTCCTCCCGGGCCCCTAACGTATGCGGGGGGGCGCAGCGCGGCATTTCGCTAGCGACAGGCAGTTTCACCGGGGAATCCACCTGGAATCCAGCGCGCAAAGATCGTGATTTTTAATCTCGTTATATCAAATACTTGCAAAATCACGACTTCGGCGTGCTGGATTCTTTTGCGGAATCCAGAGAATCCACTTTTCGGAAGCCACCTAGGCCGGAATCCAGCCGCGGAAGCCACCCTTTTCGATCGGGTCGCATGGCGAATCCTCCTTGGGATGAAAAAGGTGCCCTTGATCGCATGTCTGGCGGCCTCCGGTCCAGTATTTTCATGGGATGCGCATTTGGCGCGAAATATCGACGATGCAGGTTTCTGACCCACACATCGAATCCCGTTGATTCCGCTTCATTTTTTCATTTGACAAAGCTGCCCCCCTTGACCTACCCCTTGATTATCGAAGAATTGCGCCCGGAGGAAACCCTCGCGGGCGCTTTCGTTTTCCCCACATCGCGGATCCTGATCGTGCCGTTGGCATCGCCCGGCGCGCATCGGCACCGCCCTGTCCCAGATGAGAATCGCCGATGGACCTGGTCTTTGCACCGAGCCAGATCGAGACTTGGCCTCTCGACCGGCTGCGCCCCTATGCCCGCAATGCAAAAATCCACGGCACGGACCAGGTCGCCAAGATCGCCGCCAGCATGGCGAAGTTCGGCTGGACCGTTCCGTGCATGGTGGCCGACGATGGCGAACTGATCGCCGGGCATGGGCGGGTGCTGGCGGCAGCCATGCTTGGGCTGAAGGACGTGCCGGTGATCCGGCTCAGCCACCTCGATGAAGCGGAACGCCGAGCCTACCGGATCGCCGACAACAAGCTTACCGAATTGGGCGAGTGGGACGAGGCCATGCTGCGCGACGAAATCGCGGGGCTATTGGCCGAGGATTTCGACGTGTCGCTGCTGGGGATCGCCGACGAAGACTTGGATGCCCTCCTGCGCGATCCGGATCAGGTGGACGGTGGCGCAGTCGAAGGCGAGGATGACATTCCCGAACCGCCGGTCACGCCGGTGTCGGTGGCGGGCGACCTCTGGCAGCTTGGATCGCACCGGCTGATCTGCGGCGACAGCACATCAGCAGATGTGGTTGGGCGGCTGCTGGGAGATGTGAAGCCACTCCTGATGGTGACGGACCCGCCCTATGGCGTGGAATACGATCCATCCTGGCGCAACCAGGCGGGGGCCGCCAAGACCAAGCGCACCGGCAAGGTGCTGAATGACGACCGGGCTGACTGGCGCGAGGTATGGGCGTTGTTCCCCGGCGACGTCGCCTATGTCTGGCACGGTGCGTTGCACTCCTCGACCGTGGCCGAGAGCCTGGTTGCTGCGGGTTTCGCGGTGCGGTCACAGATCATCTGGGCCAAGGACCGGCTTGTTCTGAGCCGTGGCGATTATCACTGGCAGCATGAGCCCTGCTGGTATGCCGTCAAGAAGACCGGCAAGGGCCATTGGGCAGGTGATCGCAAACAGACCACACTGTGGCACATCTCCGGCAAGGACCAGGACGCGGCCACTGTGCATGGCACGCAGAAGCCGGTCGAATGCATGCGCCGCCCGATCCTGAACAACTCAAGCCCCGGCCAAGCGGTGTTTGAACCCTTCATGGGCTCCGGCACAACGCTGATCGCGGCGGAAACCACCGGCCGCGTTTGCCTTGGGATCGAATTGAACCCGGCCTACGTCGACGTGGCCATCGAGCGGTGGCAGCAATTCACCGGCGCCAATGCCGTGCTGGCCGACACCTGCGAATCCTTCGCCGATCTGAAGGCCAAACGACTTGCGGCGTAATGGCAGGGTGTCGTCAAGCCGCCGGGCTTATCCGATACACCAATCCCCTGCCGTCCTCCTTGGTCGAGCCAACCACCAAACCCAGCTTTTTCTTCAGCACACCCGAGATCACACCTCTGGCAGAATGAGCCTGCCACGCAGTCGCTGCAACGATCTCGGCGATTGTGGCTCCCTCGGGGCGCTGTAGCATAGCGATGATCTGAGCCTGCTTGGTTCCGGCGCGCAGGGTTGTTTGTCTCAATGCCGAGGCCTTGGCTGCATGTTCCCGGATCGCGACCACCGTCTTCACCACCACCGGCTCGATCCCGACAGCCAGCAACCCCTCGTCGGTGACGATCAGGGTGGTGCCATGGCCATCGCCGGTTTCGCGCCAGAGCGGGTCACCGCGCCGCAGATTGGCGTCGACCTCCTGCAGCCAGCCATGTTCGATCATCTTGGTGATGGCCATTTTCGCCGCCGCACCGGCCAGCCCCTTGGGCAGCGGCAGGGCAATGTTCTCTGGGCGCTGGGCCCCAGCGGCAAGGACAAGGATCTGGGTTTCTGTGAGTTTGGTCATAGTTGGCTCCGTCAAATCGGCGCAGGATGCGCCCCCTTCTACTGAGGCAAGCCCCGCAATAGCGGGGCAGCTCTTGGCCAGTGTTGTCCGTCAGTCGGCGTGCTCGCCCTCCTTGAAGGCGCTGTCGGTGATCTGGCGCAGCAGGCTGGCGTAATGGTTCAGGGTGCCAACATGGCCCCAGTTGATCTGGTCGGGCTGGGTCTCGAAATGGTCATCGCTCAGGGCCTTCAGGCGCACCAGCATCGCGTCGATCTGGAACTTCGCGGTCACGAAGGCGTCGAGGGCGTTCGACCGGTTCCTCGAACCGGTGGCGAAACCGGTCTCACCATTGTCGGTGGCGCGGCGGGTGGCCATGGCGTGATCTCCGGGAGAAGGTTGCGTCGTTCTGGTGCAATCAGAATCGCTCCCGCCCGAAGTGCAATCAACTGAAAATCAAGCAATATTATTGCTTCAGTCGAGGCGAACATCACCATGGACGGCATGAGCGAACGCGAGTATTCCGCCCACTCCGGCCTTTCGCGCGGGGCAATCCAGAAGGCACGCAAATCCGGGCGGCTGGTGGTCTTTGCAGACGGCTCGATCAACGCCGCAGCCTCCGATGTGCGCCGGGCCGACATGACCGACCCGGACCAGCAGCGCCGCAGCACCGGTGGCGATAGTGGGTTCTCGGGTCCGGCTGACAGCTCGTCCTATATGAAGGCCCGCACCGCGCTGACTGTCTACCAGGCGCAGGACAAGCAGCTGGGCATCCAGAAGAAGAAAGGCACGCTGGTTGATCGCGGGCGGGCGGAAGCGCTGGTGTTTCGCCTCGCGCGGCAGGAGCGCGATACTTGGGTCACTTGGCCCAACAGAGTGGCGGCGCTGATGGCGGCCGAAATGGCCTTGGAGGTGGAAAAACAAACCGGAACACCGGTGATCATCGAGGCCGCGATCCTGCAGAGGGTGCTGGAAACCCATGTCAGACAGCACCTCGACGCCCTCGCCGATCTCCGGGTCAGCCTCGGATCATGATGACCTGACCGACGATCTGGACCTCGAGTTTGACGGGGCCGACGACATTCTGCGCTCTTGGCGCAAGGGCATGCGGCCCGACCCGGATCTGACGGTGTCGGAATGGGCGGATCAACATCGCTGGCTGTCGTCGCGCGGTGCAGCCGAACCGGGGCGCTATCGCACCGCCCGCGCGCCCTACTTGCGCGAGATCATGGATGTGCTGTCGCCGCGCCACCCGGCACAGCGGGTCAGTTTCATGAAAGCTGCACAGGTTGGGGCGACCGAGGCTGGCAACAATTGGATCGGCTTTGTCATCCATCACGCGCCGGGGCCGATGCTGGCGGTGCTGCCATCCCTGGAACTGGCGAAACGCACGTCGCGCGGGCGGCTTGATCCGCTGATCGCAGAAAGTCCGGCCCTGCGCGAGAGGGTCAATCCGGCCCGGTCACGCGATGCTGGCAATTCGATGCTGTCGAAGGAATTCCCGGGCGGCATCCTGGTGCTGACCGGTGCGAATTCGGCGACCGGCCTGCGGTCGATGCCCGCCCGCTACATCTTCCTCGACGAGGTCGACGCCTATCCAGCTTCTGCCGACGAGGAAGGTGATCCGGTCACACTGGCCGAAGCGCGGACCACCACCTTCTCGCACCGGCGCAAAGTGTTCATGGTCTCGACCCCGACGATCCGGGGGCTGAGCCGGATAGAGCGCGAGTTCGAGGCATCGGATCAGCGCCGGTATTTTGTGCCCTGCCCCCACTGCGGCGCGATGCAATGGCTGCAATTCGAACGCTTGCGCTGGGACAAGGGGCGGCCCGACACCGCAGCCTACCGTTGCGAGGGCTGTGAAAAGCCCATCGCCGAGCACCACAAGACGCAGATGCTGGAGCGGGGCGAATGGCGGGCGACGGCCGTTTCCGCCGATCCGCATTCGATCGGCTTCCACCTCTCGGCGCTCTATTCGCCCTTGGGCTGGAAAAGCTGGCAGCAGATCGCGCGGGAATGGCTGGCGGCGCAGGGCTCGGAGGAAACGCTGCGCGCCGCGCGCAATACCCTGCTGGGCGAAACTTGGGTGGAATCGGGCGATGCGCCTGAATGGCAGCGGCTGGCCGAACGCCGCGAGGCCTATGGTGGCGTGCAAATCCCGATGGGCGGGTTGTTCCTGACGGCTGGCGTCGATGTGCAGAAGGACCGCATCGAGGTCGATGTCTGGGCCTGGGGCCGGGGTCTGGAGTCCTGGCTGGTCGATCACATCGTGATCGCCGGTGGTCCGGACGATCCCGCCTGCTGGGACAAGCTGACAGCATTGCTGGGTCGGACTTGGGCTTGCGCCAATGGCGCGGTGATGGTGATCGGCAAACTCGCCATCGACACCGGCTATGAAGCCCCGGCGGTTTACGCCTGGGCGCGCAAGCAAGGCTTCGATCAAGTGGCCCCGATCAAGGGTCTGGAAGGGTTCAATCGCGCGACGCCGGTGTCGGGGCCTACCTTTGTCGACGCCACCATCGGTGGCAAACGTCTGCGCCGGGGCGCGCGGCTGTGGTCGGTGGCCACCGCCACCTTCAAAACCGAAACCTACCGCTTCCTGCGGTTGGAGCGGCCTTCGGATGAAGATCGAGCGCTAGGTGTACTGGACGCGCCCGGCACCGTGCACTTGCCCGACTGGATCGACAGCGAATGGCTGAAACAGCTGGTGGCCGAGCAGCTGGTCACCATCCGCGATCGGCGCGGCTATGCCCGCCAGGAATGGCAAAAGATGCGCGAGCGGAACGAGGCCCTCGACACTCGGGTATACGCGCGGGCCGCAGCGTGGATCCTTGGTGCCGACCGCTTCGACGAGCGGATGTGGCGGCAGCTGGAGAAACAGGCGGGCGTGGAAACGGCGGCCATTGCGCTGACCGCCGAGCCAGAGAAACCGACAGCGCCCGAGGCCGGGCGCGTTACCACCCCGCGGAGACGTGGCTGGAAGATCAGCACGCCCAAATACATGGAATGACGGATGACCCTCGATGACCTGAAACTTCGCCACAGCGCCCTGCTGGCCGCGCGCTACAGCGGCACGCGGTCGGTCAGCTATGATGGCAAGACCGTGAATTACGGGACCGATGCTGAACTGGCCGCTGCGATCGGCGATGCCGAACGGCGCATAGCCAAGCTGGAGTACGGTTCAGGGCGTGTGCTTCGGCCCTATAGCGTGAAGGATCTGTGATGAACTGGCGGCAACGCTTGGGCGCCTTCATCGGTGGGTTCGATGCCGGCCAGCATCATCGTCGGTTGCGCGGATTCCGGGCAACGCGCGCCCATGTCAACGCGCTGATCGCCGCCTCGGGACCTGACATCACCGCCCGCGCGCGGTGGCTCGTGCGCAACAACGGCTATGCGGTGAACGCGGTGGAAAGCTGGGCAGCCAACACGGTTGGCGATGGGATCAAGCCGATCTCGAAACTCCCCGATGCCGCGCGGAAGGAAGAGCTGCAGCGAATATGGCTCGCCTGGACCGATGAGGCTGACGCTGAGGGGCTGACCGATTTCTACGGGCTGCAGCGCCGTGCAGCACGCGAGGTCTTCATGGCAGGAGAGGTGTTCTTCCGGATCCGGATGCGCCGCGCGGACGACGGGCTGACCGTGCCTGTGCAGTTGCAGATGCTCCCGGCCGAGATGTTGCCGCTCGAGCAGACCGGTATCGCGGCCAATGGCAATGTGATCCGGCAGGGGATCGAGTTTGACCGGATTGGTCGCCGCGTCGCCTATCACTTCCTGCGCCGTCATCCGGGCGACAGCACTGATCCGGGGCTGGCGGGTGATATCGTTCGCGTGCCCGCATCAGAAGTTATCCACGTCATCGACCCCGTCGAGGGTGGCCAGTTACGTGGCGTGTCGAAACTGGCACCGGCGATCGTGAAGCTGTTCCTGCTCGACCAATATGATGACGCCGAACTCGATCGCAAAAAGGTCGCGGCGATGTATGCGATGTTCGTGACCTCGCCCGCACCGGAGAACCCGTTCGCGCCAGCCGAGGAGGAGGATGTGCCGACAGGGGTCGAGATCAGCCCCGGCCAGATCGTGCGGCTGGATCCGGGCGAGGATGTGACCGTGGGCCAGCCTGCGGACAGCGGCGCGACCTATGAACCGTTCCAGTACCGCACACTGCTGCAAATCTCGGCAGCACTGGGTATCCCCTATCCCTATCTCGCCAATGACATGGTGAAGGGGAACTTCTCAAACTCACGCTTGGCGCTGATCGAGTTCCGCCGCCGCGTCTCGGCCTGGCAACATTCAGTGATGGTCTGGCAGCTCTGCCGCCCAGTTTACGCGCGCTGGATGGATGCGGCCGTCTTATCCGGTGCGCTCACCCTGCCCGACTACGAGACCAACCGCGCCCGGCTGCTCACTGCCGACTGGCTCCCGACCAAATGGGACTGGGTCGATCCGCTGAAAGATGCCAATGCCGAAATCGCCCAGATCGAAGCAGGGCTGAAATCCCGCACGCAAGCCATCGCCGAGCGTGGCTATGACGCCGAGCAGGTCGATCGCGAGATTGCCGCGGAACGGGCGCGCGAACGGACGCTGGGCCTCGACTTCCGCCGCCCAGGCTCGCCAGCGCAAGGCGTGCAGGCGGTGCCCGCCGGAGTCGATGGAGCGGACCAGACTGACAACACCGACACAACCGACGGCGCGGAAGACCGCCCGCGCATAGACGAGGGCCAACCCTGATGCTCCACGCCCGGATTGCCGCGCGCGCCTTCAACACGCCGTTGCTTGTCGAACCCTCCAAGGCCATGGCCTTTCTGTCCGGCCTCGGGCCGCGCATCCTCGGACGGCGAATTGAACTGGCGGGGGGAAATGATGCGCTTGAGGGCGTAGCACCCCTGCCCGCCCGCACCGGCATTCTGGCCGGGAACCTCGCCGAGCGCCTGCAGCACCATGGCGACGCGCCATATCCGGTCATGGACGGCGTCGCCGTGATCGAGATCGCCGGCGTGCTGATCCACCGGGGTGGGTGGATCGGGCAGTCTTCGGGCCAAACCAGTTACGAAGGGATCGCGGCCCAGATCGAGGCGGCGGCCAGCGATCCGGCGGTCCGCGGCATCGCATTGGAAATCGACAGTTTCGGCGGCGAGGTTGCCGGGGTCTTTGATCTTGCAGATCGCATTCGTGCAATTCGCACGGCCAAACCTGTCTGGGCTTTCGTCGCCGAACATGCCTTCTCGGCGGGCTATGCGCTCGCCTCCCAAGCCGACCGTATACTCCTGCCGCGCACCGGCGCACTGGGCAGCATCGGGGTCGTTGTGCTGCATGCCGACATGAGCGGACAACTCGATCAGGATGGGCTGCGCGTGACGCTGATCCATTCAGGCCGCCACAAGGTCGATGGCAATCCTTACGAGCCACTGCCCGAGACCGTGCGGGACGACATCCAGCGCGAGATCGATGTCTTGCGGTTTCTCTTTGCCGAGACTGTCGCCGCTGGCCGGGCCGGTCAGCTGAGCCAGGCGGCGGCGCTGGCGACCGAGGCCGCGACCTTCCGAGGGGCCGAAGCTGTCGCCGCAGGCCTCGCCGATGAAGTCACCGATCTGGCGCGCGGCTTCTCGGCCTTTCGCCAGATGCTGTCCAGCACGCCAACACTCTCATCCATGCGCGCGCGGCGCGCAGCCCTTCCCCAGAACCGACAGGAGGCACTTATGGCCCAAGAGAACCAGCCCGACGACAGCCCGCAACAGACCGACGCTGACGTGACGGACAGCGCAGAGGGCGATGCAACCGATGCGCCGCCCTCAGCGCCAACCCCGGCCCCCGCAGCAGCTCAGCCGCCTGTCGCGGCGGCCCCCGCTCCTACCAATCTGGCGGACCTGTCCGCGCAATTGCGCGAGGCGGCGGCGGAGATCGCCGAAATCTCGGCGCAAGCGGGCCGCCTCGGCATAGCGATAGATGCCGCTAAGGCGCTGCGCGAGGGTACCGCACCGGAGGCGCTGCGTCGGCTGGTGTTGGAACGCGCCAGCGCTGCCGCTGACGCGCGCGACATAGTGGCCGCTCCGCCTTCGCCGGTGCTCCCCAAATCCGCGGAAAGCCCAATTGTGGCTGCCGCGAAGAAGGCTGCCTCGGCGGGCAGCCGGGGCTGAGCCGCCTCCCCTCACATCTGCGCCGCCCACCTGATCCCCCGCCGTTCCGCCCCGGCGGGGGAATTCTTTTTGACGCTCACATCTTCGGAGATTGCCCATGTCCGCGCTGATCCAACCGCCCACCATGGGCGATGTTGTCAAATACGAGCTGAACCCCAACTTTACCCGCGAGACCGTCACGCTGCTCGCTGGCAGCACCTACCGCGTTGGTGCCGTACTCGGCCGCATCACCGCGAGCGGCAAAATGAAGCTTAGCACCGTCCCTGGCACCGATGGCGCACAGATCGCGGCGGCTGTCCTGCTTTACGACATTGATGCCACGGCTGCGGATGCCAGCGCTGTGGTGCTCCTGCGCGGCCCCGCCGTCGTGTCGAAGGCCGCGCTCGTGTTCGACGCCAGTGTCGATGACGCAGCCAAGACGGTGGCCAAGCACGCCCAGCTGACAGCGCTCGGCATCATCCCGCGCGACGCCGCCTGATCCGGCGGATTGTCCGTTCTCCCCGTCGCGCTTTCGCGCTTCACCTCTCATTCCCCGGAGTTCTCCCATGACCATCACCCGCAACCCGTTTGACGCGGGCGGCTATTCGCTCGCCGAGATGACGCAGGCCATCAACATCCTGCCCAACCTCTACACCCGCCTTGGCCAGATCGGCCTTTTCCGCTTCGAGGGCATCACCCAGCGATCCATCGTCATCGAGCAGCGCGAGGGCGTCCTGAGCCTTCTGCCCTCGGTGCCGCTGGGCGCGCCCGCCACTGTCGGCAACCGCGAAGCCCGCTCGATGCGCAGCTTCGCTTTACCTTGGATCCCGCATGACGATGTCATCTTGCCTGCCGATATCCAGGGGATGCCGGCACTGGGGCTGTCGGACGCAGCCGATCCGCTGGTCGAGGTGATGAACCGCAAGCTCACGCTCATGCGCCGCAAGCACGCCCAGACCCGCGAATACATGGAGATGAACGCGCTGCGTGGCATCGTGAAGGACGGCGCAGGCACCACCCTCTACAACTATTTCACCGAATTCGGGCTCGAGCAGATCTCGGTCGACTTCGTCTTCGGCACGGCGGGCACCAATATCCAGGGCAAGGTCCGCACCGTCTTGCGCGGGATCGAGGACAGCCTTCTGGGCGAGACCATGACCACGGCGCATGCCCTGGTCAGTTCCGAATTCTTCGACAAGCTGATCAGTCATCCGAAAACCGAAGAAGCCTATAAGTTCTTCTCCGCCACCGGCGGCCAGCCCTTGCGCGAGGACATGCGCCGGGCGTTTCCCTTCGCCGGCATCCTCTTTGAAGAATACAATGGCTCGGTCACCCTCTCGAACGGGACCGCGGAACGGCTGATCCCCGCTGGCGAGGGCATTGCCTTCCCGATCGGCACGTTCGACACCTTCACCACCTATGGCGGGCCGGCGAACCTGCTGGAAACCGCCAATACAATCGGACTGCCGCTCTATGCGCGGCAGATGATGGACGCCAAGGGCCGCTGGATTGACCTGATGACCGAGGCCTCGATCCTGCCGGTGAATAAGCGGCCGCGCCTCGCGATCCGGATCTTCAGCTCAAACTGAGGCGAGACAGTGTGACCGCCTTTGCCTTTGCAATAGATCTGCTCTTCGCTGACCCGAACCTCGCCCATGAGGCCTGGCATCGCAACAGCGAAGGGCAGTTCACCCGCATCCGCATCATTCCGCGGCGGAGCGATGCCATTACGGAATTTGGTGCCGCACGCCTCTGGTCAGAAACCTTTCGCTTCGACGTCCGGATATCAGAGCTGCCAAATCCCCGGCCGCAGGAGCAGGTGCTGTTCCGCGACGAGACCTTCCTGATCCAAGGTGAGCCGACCCGAGATCGGGATCGCTTGATCTGGACCATAGAGGCTACGCCCGCATGAAAATCGGCATGGAAATCACCGGCAATCTCGCGGCAATGATGGCCGCAGAGATCAAGGCCGGAGAGAGCGCCGTCAGCAAGGCCGTCGGCGAGGCGGGAAATAGCCTCAAGACCGCCTGGCGTGGCCAGATCACTGGCGCAGGCCTCGGGGCGCGGCTTTCGCGCACCATCCGCTCCGCGCAGTTTCCAAAGGGCAAGAACAGCCTAAATGCTGCCGCGCTGGTATGGTCCAACGCGCCCGTGGTCGTGGGCGCGCATGACACCGGCCCACTGATCCGCTCGAAAAGTGGTCTGTGGCTTGCGATCCCTACGGCGGCTGCCGGGAAATCCACGCGGGGTGGGCGTATCACGCCGGGCGAATGGGAGCGACGACGGGGGATTCAGTTGCGGTTTGTCTACCGTCCGCGCGGCCCAAGCCTTCTGGTGGCGGAAGGACGGCTAAACAGCCGAGGTCTCGCTGTGGGCTCGCGGTCAAAGACCGGGCGCGGGGCGACTACAGTGCCGATCTTCCTGCTGGTGCCACAGGTCAAGCTTCGTAAGCGGCTCGATCTCATCCGCGATGCCAAGGCCGCGCAGGAACGCATCCCGGGCGCAATCGTGGCCAATTGGGTGGAAGGAAAAGTCGGATGACACCCCGCGAAACCATCCTGACCGCCCTGGCGGACCTCTTGCGCACGATCCCGCATGTGCCGGTGCTGCGCGGCGAGGTCTTGCCGGAACGCATCCCTCCTGCAGGGTTGATGATCTTGCGCGATGGCAGCCCGGGCGAGCCTGGCGTGACGCTGTCGCCCCTGATGTACCATTACCAGCACCGGGCAGAGCTTGAGATGATTGTACAAAGCGCCTCGGCACGGGACGCACTCTTCGACGCGCTGGCGGCGCAGGTTGGCGCCGTGCTTTCTGCCGACCGGACGCTGCAGGGTCTTTGCGAATGGGTTGAACCTGACGCGCCCGAGCCGGTTGATCTCGCCATTGACGGGGCTGCGTCTCTGAAAGCGGCGATAATTACCATCACGCTGCACTATTCAACAGCCCACCCGCTGGCCTGACCCTTAGTCACGATAGGAGAATACAATGGCACGAGCCCATGGGGCGCGGGCGCAGATGGCGCTTGCGTTCGAGACTGTTTACGGCACGGCGCCCGCCACGGGGTTCCGCACGGTGCCGTTTGCCAGCACCACACTTGGGTCTGAGCAGCCCTTGATTGCATCAGAACTCTTGGGCCAGGGGCGCGATCCGCTGGCCCCGATCCGGGATGCCGTCACCGCCGATGGCGATGTCGTGGTGCCAATCGATGTCGAGAACCTTGGCTTGTGGCTGAAGGCGGCTTTCGGGGCGCCTGTCACGTCCGGCACAACGCCGAAAACCCACACCTTCCAGTCTGGTAACTGGACGCTGCCGAGCCTGGCCATCGAGACGGCGATGCCCGAGGTGCCGCGCTATGCGATGTACACGGGCTGCGTTTGCGATCAGCTGAGTTGGCAGATGGGGCGCTCGGGGCTCCTAACGGCGACGGCACGATTGGTCGCGCAGGGTGAAAGCGTCGCGGCTGCGACGGCCGCGGGCACGACGACTGCGCTGGCACTGCAAAGGTTCGGGCACTTCAACGGGTCCATCACCCGCAACGGCGCGGCCCTTGGCAATATCATCTCTGCGGAAGTGACCTATTCGAACGGGCTCGACCGGATCGAAACCATAAGAAGTGACGGGCGCATCGAGGGCGCAGACCCCGGCATGGCGGGGCTCACCGGACGGATGGAGGTGCGTTTTGCCGACACGACCCTGATCACACAGGCGCTGGATGGAACCCCTTGCGAGTTGGTCTTCGGCTGGAGCCTCGGGGCCAGCGCCAGCTTTACCTTCACCGCCCATGCCGTTTATCTGCCGCGCCCGCGTATCGAGATCCCCGGGCCGCAAGGCATTCAGGCCACGTTTGATTGGCAGGCCGCAAAGGCTGCAAGCCCCGCACGCCTGTGCACCGCCGTCCTCGCCAACACCGTTGTAGGATACTGACCATGATCAGACTGAACCTGACAACCACCCCTGCATGGCTGACCCTCGCGCCTGGCTTGCGTTTGCAAGTAGCGCCGCTGACCACCGCGCTTATGGTGTCGGCCCGTGCCGACCCCTCCATCGAGACCTTGCCCGAAGGCGCCAGCCAAGAAGCCCTGGCGCTTGCCATGGCAAAGGCCATCGCCCGTCGCGCGGTACTGGATTGGGACGGTGTTGGTGATGATACGGGCCAGCCCCTGCCTGTTACCCCCGAAGGCATCGACGCCCTTCTCGAGATCTGGCCGGTCTTCGAGGCGTTCCAGACCCAATACGTCGGCAAGGGTCTGATCCTGGATGCCGAAAAAAACGTCTCCGCGCCCTTGCCGAATGGTCCTTCGGCGGGGGCGAAAGCTATTGCGCCGCCTGCGCAGGGCGCTGCCCCGACTGTCCGGCACGATTGAACCAGCCGTTAACATTTGAGGGTTGGCAGGTCTGGGACCTTGTAGGCCGGCTTGGGGGTCAGTTGCGCATCGTCCCCGGCGCGGTGATCGGCTGGGACATGGGAGCCGCGCTGGCAATGGCGCAGGCCCTTGGAGTCAATACGCTGATCACAGCAGAGTTGCTGCCCGTGATCGAGGCGGTGACGGTGCGCAAACTGAACGAGCAGATCGGAGAGGCGCAGATAGATATCTGACGCCGTCAGCCCGCGAGCGTGCGCTGAACGATCTGGGGGTCTTTGGAAATCAGCGCCAACAGAACCCGCGCAGGTCCATCTGGGCTGCGACGACGCTGCTCCCAGTTCAGCAATGTGCCCTTCTTGACCCCGATGCTGCGGGCGAACTCATTCTGTGAAAGACCCGTGCGCGCGCGGATCGCCTGCACGTCAGGTTCCGGCAGATCAATCTGATGGACCACGCCCAAGGCTTCGCCACGGGCGTGCGACAGCGCTTCCTTCAGGCCCTGCTCGATACTCTTGAATGCGTCGGTCATGTCGTTCTCCTGTAGGTCGCCGAAAGCAGTTCGCCCAAGGATCTGACAGCCTCGGCCTCGGCACTCGTCAGATTGGCTTTCTCGTTCTTGGCAAAGACGGTGATCAGAAAGATCGGCGTGCCGTCATCCGCGTTGAAAAAATGGATCACGCGAAAGCCGCCGCTCTTGCCGCCACCGTCTCGGGCAAAGCGAAACTTCCTGACCCCGCCCCCGATTGACACACCCGTTCCCGGATTGCGCGCCACGAAATCGATCAGGGCCAGTCGCTCGGCCTCTGACATCAGGCTGCGCGCACGGCGCTGGAATTCGGGTGTTTCGACGACGGTGACGATGGCCATGACACCCATATGTGCGCCAATGGCGCATATGTCAATGACGTATCATTTTGAGGATGCCAACACATGGCCGAAAAACGCGTTTCCGTGCGCCTTGTCGCGGTTGGCGGGCGGCAGGTTCGCGCCGAATTGGAGGGCATTGGCGAGGCTGGAAGCAAAGGCATTGGCCGTTTGTCCTCCGAGATGACAACAGCCAATGCGCGTCTGGCAAGTTTTGCGACGAAAGCCGGCATCGCTTTCGCGGCGATGACGGCCGCGGCCGCTGCAGCCGGTGTGGCAATGGTGCGCTCCGGCCTGCAAACCATCGGCGCGCAGGTTGATATGGCGGCCTCGCTGGATACGACGGTGGAAAGTTTGCAGGTTCTGACCTGGCCGGGCGAATTGGCGGGCGTCTCGATGGGTGAGATCGAGACCGCCACCCGCAAGTTGACCGGTCGGTTGTCTGAAGCGGCAACTGGTTCGGGGGCTGCGGTCAAAGCGCTGGATCGGCTGAATCTGTCTGCGGGCGACTTGCAAAAGCTACCGCTGGATGAGCGGTTGATTGCGATCCAGGAGGCCTTGGTGCGGTATGTGCCGCAGGCCGAACGCGCCGCAGTGGCGTCAGACCTGTTTGGCGACAAGGCAGCTTTGGCCTTCCTGCGCATTGATCCGGCCACGTTGCGCGAAGCAGCCCAAGATGTGCGCGACTTCGGGGTGGCGGTCAGTGCCGCAGACGCAGCCCAGATTGATCGGGCGGGCGATGCGCTGGCGCGGCTGAGCCTTGTGGGGCTTGGCCTGACCAACCGCCTGACGGCGGCTCTGGCCCCTGCGCTGGAGGCGCTTGCCAATACGCTGGCAGCGGCGGCGCGCGGGACAGGGGTTTTGGGTGCGGCACTTACAGGGGTTTTTGACAACCTCGGCCGGCTTACGACTTACGCTGCGAGTTTTGCGGTCGTAATGGCGGGACGCTGGGTGGCAGGGCTGGCCGCAGCCGCATTGTCGGTGCGCGGCCTCGCCACTGGTCTCGTGGTCCTGCGCGGCGCGTTGATCCGCACCGGCATCGGGGCGCTGATCGTTGGGGCGGGGGAACTGATCTACCAGTTCACGAGACTTGCCGAAAAGGTCGGCGGGATCGGTGCGGCCTTTGGACTGTTGCGTGATGTGGCGGCTGAAGCCTGGGACCGCCTCGCCTTGGCAGCCACGGCCGTCTGGTCTCGCGTCGAAGCGGGTTGGGCCGGGGCGCAGGCGGGGATTTACGAAGGGGTGCAATCGGCCCTGTCGGCTGTCTTGGGCTGGGGCAACAGCGCTGTCGGCACATTCCAAGGTGCGTTTGACGCGGTGAATGCGATCTGGGGAGCCTTGCCGCAAGCCATCGGCGATTTTGCCTTCCAGGCCGCGAATGGGCTGATCGACGGGGTGGAGTCGATGCTGAATGCGGTCGTCACCCGCATCAACCTCTTCATCGAGGGCCTGAACGCGGCACTGGCCTTGCTGCCAGACTGGGCCACGGGCGAAGGCGGGATCAAGATTGGCACGTTGGAAGCTGTCGATCTTGGTGGTCTGACCAATCCTTTCGAAGGTGCAGCCTCGGCTGCAGGCACGGCGGCGGCGGATGCCTTCCGCGCCGCGATGGGCAAGACCTATATAAATCCCCCAGATCTCTTCGGCGGCATGGCAGAGGCGGCAAAGACGCGCGCTGCGGGATACTCCGAGGCGGCGGGTATGCTGTCGGAAGCAGCGTCGCGCCCGATGACGGCTTGGGAAGCCCTCAAGGCGGCGATAACCGGTGCAGGTGCTGAAGAGGAAGACGCGTTGAATGATGCCGCTGCGGCGGCAGGTGCTTTATCTGATGAGTTTGACGAGGCAGGTCGATCTGCGGGCGGCGCAGGTGGCGCTGCCAAGAAGGCCGCTGAGGAGGCCGCCACCGGCTGGGCGCAAGTCACGAAGTCATTGGCCGATTATGCCAAGGGCGCGATGGACTGGGGCAAGGGTCTCGGCGAGACGCTGACCTCGGCCTTCAGTTCGGCCGAAAGCGCGTTCCGGGATTTTGTCACCACCGGCAAGCTCGACTTCAAGGGGCTGATCTCCTCGATCCTGGCGGACCTTGCCACCCTGGCCTTCAAAAACTCGGTGCTGGGACCGATTGCCTCGGCCCTCTCGGGCGCCTTCGGCGGAGGCTTGTTTGGCGGTGGGGGCGGTGCCGGTATCAATCCGATGGTCAATGCCAGCATCTGGCATACCGGCGGCACGGTGGGTGCGACTACAACGATGCGGTCGGTGCCAGCTTCTGCCTTTGCCGCAGCACCCCGGATGCACGCTGGCGGTTGGGCGGGTCTGAAGCCTGACGAAGTACCTGAACCGCGCCGGATTTGCTGGAGACCTTCAACCTGACTAAGGATGATGGTTATGGAAAAGAGTAAGACATCAAATCGTTATTCACCTGAGATGCGGGCGCGGGCCGTTCGCATGGTGCTGGAGCAT